TACACAGTGCCACAAGCAAATCCTCTACCGTGGACTGCTAAATGGATTGCCGGCGGTGATGTACAAGTTGCTCCACAAGAAACAGAAATTTCGAGTTACATAATCGGTGGCACAAAACAAGATGTCGAAAAAGATACATTCGCAGGATTTAGCCTCTAGCATTGAATCCTGGGTACTAGATAGACTAAGCGTAAGATCGGAAGTTTTTAATGGACTTCCGCCTTGCCCTTATGCTAAGAGTGCTTGGTTAGATGGCAAAGTACAAATACAACACATAGATGGTAAGTTTCCAGTTGCTGAACATATAAGCGCAGAACTAGAAAATTATACATATCACTGGCCCAAAGGTATGGAAGTTGTTGTGCTTGGATTTGATCCATTAAGTATTTTACCCTATCAACTCAGTGAAATTATTGACTGTGCAGAGCCCATGCTAAGTAAACGTGGGTACACTGCACTAGAGGATCATCCTTTTGAACGTGAAGAAGTCGCAGGCGTATATTTGAATCAAGGTGAATGGGCATTGGTATTGATACAGCCAACTGACAAACTTGTTGAAGCAAGGAAGTGGTTAGAAAGCAAAGACTACTATAAAAACTGGGATGAAGACTATAAGGAGTCGGTGCAAAATAGATGACATTGTATGCTTATATAGACCTGACTCAAACAGATTATACTCCACAAGTCGAATACGAAATACTTAGTAAAGACATTGATACTATTCCACTTTTAGAAATATACAGACAATATGCTATACATAAAAAGTTTGAAAGTGTGTGGCCCATTTATGCTGAAGAACTAATTGCTCCGCACAATGATATTATTGCTTACAAAGATAACGGCAAGATTGTAGCATGGACAATGATGTATCGTATGGCAAAAGAATGTGTATGGAATATGCAGTTTGCATGGAACTATGAAAATCCTAAACTTAAACTGGGATATAAAAGTTTACGCACTGAATGTGCAATATACAGAGACAAAGGCTACACTCGTATGTTAATAGATGAAAACATGAAATACAAAAGTGAACTACAAGGCTATAACATAATGGGACCAATGACATGAACATATATACAATCTATGCTGAACTAGCAGAAGATGTCAAACCCAAAGAGTTTGTTGAACGCATTACAGAATATTTTGCTACACTGCCGACACTGCACACGTTTAGAATTACAAGAATGAAACTAGGCTTTCGCAGTGCAGATCTTGGTGAGTGGCGTATTGACATGGAATTTAAAACAATGCAAGATTTGGATGATGCAATGGATGCTGTTTTACATAAAAAAGATAGCATACAAACGCACATCGGATTTAGCAAACTAGTCGATGCAGATAGTTTGGACCATTTTTTATATAGAGACTATCCAGATGAAGTATAACATATGGAACAAATGGGATCCTCTCAAAGTTTGCATGCTAGGTAATAACTATGCACCAGAATTTTTCAACGGTATACCAGATAAAGCAGGAGATCCGCTAAAGCGTATATGCCAGGAGACTCTCGAAGATCTGGAAGGATTCAAAACTATACTACAAGACTTTGGTGTAGAAGTTATCCAACCCGAAATGGATCGTTCAGAACGCTTTATAGACAATCCAGGTAGATACCCACGTGGGCCATTGCAACCAAGAGATTATCAATTAGTTTTAGGAAATCGTTGTTTTGTTTCAAACGATGGCGATCATCCAGCAATACGTACTAAGTTAGACGAATATGAACCAGTGACTGATATTACTATCGAGTATCCATGGATTAAAGACAAAGCACATTACGATACAATAGCCGGAAGCGACTTTCCAACTTGGGAAAATTTTTTAGAAAATAGACACAATAAAGATTATTTTAAAGATCATGTTTGGCAAGAATTATTAGATTTTAGTACTCTTTCATTGAGTAGTGCATGTACATTTATGCTTGGCAAGAAAGTTATTATAGGAGTTGACGACACTGCACAATCTGCTATAGACTATCAATTAATATTTCCATTTAATCAATTTCGTGTAACTACAGCACCAATAGACGGGCACAGTGACGGAAACTATCATCCTATTAAACCAGGTGCAATACTAAGTTTAAATGACGTACAGAATTATGAAGAAACATTCCCAGGCTGGGATGTATGCTATCTGCCAGATCAAAGTTGGAGCAAAGTTAGAGATTTTACACGTCTTAAATCTAAAAATGAAGGTAAATGGTGGCTTGCAGGAGAGGAAGATAATGACGAGTTTACACACTTTGTTGAAACATGGCTAGAAAATTGGGTCGGGTATGTAGAAGAAACTGTATTTGATGTAAATGTATTAATGTTAGACGAACATCATTGCTGTGTTAGTAATCCTAACAATGCGCAAGTAAATGCATTTTTAAAGAAACATAAAGTAGAACCAGTGTATGTTCCATGGAGACATAGATATTTTTGGGATGGTGGCTTACATTGTATTACATTGGATCTCAAAAGGCAAGGAATACAAAAGGAGTATTTTTAATGTTAACAGTATACAGTAAAAATCTTTGTCCGTTTTGTGTACAAGCAAAGCATCAATTGGACAAGTACGGTATTGCATATGAAGAAATCAATATCGAAGAAAATGCAGAAGCACGTGACTTTGTTATTAGTGAAGGTCACAGAACAATGCCACAAATTTATCACAACGGTAAAGTATTTGTTACAGGTGGCGCACAAGGACTGCAAAAGTTAGATGAAGATACTATTCGTGCTAAGATGGGCGAAATGGATCTTGGCGGCTTTGAATTATAATAGCATATAATAAGTCAAGGTAAATACAGTATGGCACTAGTTGTAAGAATCACAGATGTAAATACTGCCGGCGGCATGGCTATGGCGCCAAGATTAACAGTATTGGCTGAGTTTTTGCCATTAGCAGCATATATGAGTCCTGTGTCTCCGCACCCTTGTTGTGGTGCACCGGGATGTGAAATACATTGTGTAGCAACAATTGCTCCTATGTATAGAACAGTATTGGCTGATTATTTACCAGTACATATTGTAACTGATCCGGATATTTGCGGACATATTAGAATAACCGGAGCAACAACTGTATTATGTTTGGATGTCGGAGGCAGTGTTCCTGGGTCTGCGCCAATACCTAATACACCAGTAGGTTTAGGTAGTAGCAGTGGCTACGGAGAAGTAGGATTGGCGGTAGCACCATGAGTAGTGTATGCGGAACAACAATTAGTTATTTAGGTGCAATGTCAGTAGGTGCCATGATTGATGGAGGAGGATTTAAGCCTTATCTCGGTCACGTGGATGTTATCAATGCAACTGCTGGCGGCACATTAAAAAAAGTAGAAAATGCAAGACAAAGTGGAAGAGCTCTTCCGCCTGCACACGGGCAAGAACTTAGTAGCACTGTACTAACTTCTATAGACAGAATTGGATATAGAGACATTAGTGGCAGTGGTGCACTTACAGGATCAGTAACTGACAGTTACGAAAGTCTTGTTGGCAGTGGCAGTATGCTTACCCAATACAAAGCACATATTAATCAGATGTTTGGTGATAATCCTTTACATATGGCACAAACGTTTTCTATTGCATCTAGTTTAACAAATACAAGTGCGCAGATGGCACCTACGCTCGATCAACTTAATCAAGGTGTTAACTTTGGTGCATTGCCTGCAGAGTTTCCGGCAAATGGTGTATTCCCATATCATTTAGGAAGTGGATACAATAACTTTAGTGATGTGCAAACAAATGGCGTAAGTATATTACTTAAAGATCCAACAGCAGCAAATTATACAAAATTAGCAAATGATCTAGCACGTATTGGAAATACTTTCGATATAGAAGATATATCTAACTTTGGCAATCCTGGACAAGTTATACAGAAGTTAGATAACTTAAACGGATTAAGTGTATGCGGATTGGCAGAAGTATTAGCAAAGTTAAATATTGATCCTGGATTAATATATAATTTAGGAGATAGTAGTTATAATAAGTTAATGACAGAAATTTTAACAGTTATTACTACGCCAGAACTAATACAAAATGCACAAAATATTTTAACAAGTGCAGTAGAAAATATGACTAGTTTAGCAAGTTATGTTGACTTTGATATAATTTTTGTTGAAAGTAAAGATGTTGTATCATTTAGTACCATGGAAGAATTTAGAACAAAACTACAAGCAATTGAATTAGGAAGAATTACTAACGCACAAGAACTAGCAAATTATATAGTAAGTGTTTCTAATAGAACATTACCTACTATTGCAAATAGAACAAATTTCGTTGAAAGAGATTTTGTACAGCCTGCTGCTAATAAGTTTACAGGTGGCACAGGTGCTAATGGTCGTATTACTATTGTTGATATGATCGGGTTGCTAGGCGGCATAGGTATCCAATCTCAAGTTAGCAGTTATAACACTGCAATGAATGCTCTGAATACAGCAGGAGAATTTACAAGACTTAATACTTTAATTGACTACTTGGCAGACGGGCTTGCAGGAACATACACATCTATTATTGATCCATTGACAGATCCAGTAACAATTAGTATTACTGATGGCGAAGGTGGCGCACACGGAACATATGATAGTTTTGCTACTGCTTATATAGGCTATATTGAAACTGAATTAGCAAATATAATGTCTAGACAAAATGTGCAACCTAACATTAAAATTGCTATTGACAATTATAAACTAATTGTTAAAAAAATATATAATGAAAAAGATTTTCAGTCTAGAATAGACATGGGCTACGGAACTAGAACTAATTTTCCAGACATTGCCTATACTTTCATTACAGGAGTTAATAATCAAATAAATGACCCGGGACGAAAAGAAATAGTACTTGGTATGATAGAACAATCAGTAAGTGAAGGAAGTCTTGCTGGAGAGTATATTAGAGCATTTGTTAATGAATGTGAAAATAGAAAAATTGGCAGAACATATGATGTTCGTTGGCGCGCAGAGATATGTGAATGATTTCAACAGTAGAATATATACATCACTATACATGTGATAAATGCAAAGGTTGGTGGAGTATTGCAAGCCATGAAAACTACAAACCGAGAGCAATGTATTGTCCACATTGTGGTCATAAACACAGTGTAATCAATGTGCATGATGTACGCACAGGCGATTTAAAAGATGATAACTAAGTGGTTTAAAGAACGCAGAATAAAAAAACTACACGAAAAGCGCATGGAACAAATGCGTAAAAATCCACACAAGCGCATAGATAGCAAAGAAATGACCGGGGTTCAAAAGATGGATCAAGGTTTTAATGGTAGTACATATACTATTAATGGAATAGAAGGAGACTTCTAATGACACTCGACGAAGAAAAGAAATATAATCATATGATGTGGTGTGTTAAAGGAAGACTAGTTCCAGAAGGATGGTCAACTGAGGACATGGTACGTATGTACGATGATTATTTTAAACGTGTATGGGGCAATCATGAATTTTGCTACCATGAAACAGGCTTTGAAGAAGCCTGGAAAAAGAAACTTGAAAAATTAGATTCAACTGAAGACTAGTTATCTTCAAAAATTTGTAACAATGTGCTGTCTGGCTTAGTTGTTTTAAGTTCATCATAGCCTTGTCCTATACCAATGCTAATCATTGTAATCATCCAAATTGCAATAATGATAAAAGGACTTGGTAGTATTAGATACCAATAGGTGCGGAATATTCCTTGTCCTTTTTCAAGTCTCTCTGCACGTTTACGAGCAAACCAATGTACTATCCAACGCACACATGCTTTGATTTTTTCAGTAAACCATTCGCCTATAAAGTGTCTTATCAGTCGCATAACAATTAGAACAGGACTTGTTACTACTTCCCAAATAATAAGAATTATATCAACTGCTAGGTCAACGCAATTGTCTATAGTAATCCATTTTCTGATACGTTTGAACATAAATTATTTATTTGACATCAATAATATGCTATGCTATAAATATACTACAATGTTGAAACAAACTCAACGCTAGACTGGACCGGGGGGCGGTACCCCGCGCCTCCACCAATATACTTTTACGAGAGTATGCTTATGGGGGCGAAATAGGATCGACAGGTAGTTAATAGGTAAGTGGAGTTGTACCGCGCAAGCTGGTTTAACGCAAGAACAACGATAATTGCAAATGACAATAATCAGCCAGAAATGGCACTAGCAGCCTAGTTTAAAGGTATGTGTGGGCGGGTACTGCCTAGAAACAGAAGTGCCACTTTAAAATGTGTAAATACACCATCACACAGCGTCAATTAATAGGAGACCCCAATGGGTAAGAAAAGATCAAGAGCAACACAAACATCAAAGGGTACCACACACCAGAATCCAAAGCGTCTGGGCAACCGCCTTTCAAAAGCACAACGTCTAGAATATAAAGACAGTGTAGAACAAGGACAAAACTTACGTGCTGCATGGCGCTCAGGTAAACGAGTAATGCTTACTATTGCTAACCCTGATGGTAATAATACACGTGAACGATTCATTAAAGTAAACGCAAATGAAGTATGGGGCGATTGGCGCTTTGCAGATAAAGCAGGTGGAAGATAATGGCTGGTAAAAAGAACAGAGACAACAAAGCATGGATGATACCTGAAGGCGAAACTCGTGCAACAGCATCGCATCATTTTGTTGCTGCTAAAACACTTAGCATGATTCGCGAAGGCAAAAAACTTCGTATGCGTAAATATCATCCAGGCAAGCGAGAGCATGTTTGGTTTGTTGAAACAAAAATGCCACCACACAGTAAATAGAACAAGGAAAAATTATGATAGAAGGTTTCAAGTTACCACAAGTAACATTCAAAACACGGGTACGTGATGACAGCATCGACGGACCTAATCCTTTCCGTTGGGAAGATAAAACAACAGACGATTATTTTGCAGGCAAGCGCGTAGTATTGTTTAGTCTACCAGGTGCATTTACACCTACATGTAGTACATACCAACTACCAGGCTTTGAAGAAAATGCAAACAAGATTAAAGACATGGGCATTGATGAAATTTATTGCATGAGTGTTAACGATGCATTTGTTATGAATGCATGGGCAAAAGCACAGTGTGTAGAACGTGTAAAAGTTATTCCAGATGGTAGTGGTAACATGACACGCTTTATGGGTATGCTTATTGGTAAAAATCATCTAGGCTTTGGCAACCGTAGTTGGCGCTTTATGGCTATTGTAAATGATGGCGTAGTTGAGAAATGGTGGCAAGAGCCAGGCATTAATAATGACGGCGTAGATGACGACCCGTATATCGAATCAACTCCAGAGAATTGTATAGAATACTTGGAAGCAAGTAATTAAGTTAGGGACCAGGCTCAGACCCGGCAATTTCCATTAAAGATGGCTCGAGCATCGGAAATAACGAATAACCAACAAAATCCCATCAACTATATAGCACCTTCGGGTGCTATTTTTTTAGGTATTCCAGTAGACTGTTTTCATTTTTAATCATTACTGCCATTACTATTCTTGGAGTATGTTTGCTATGTATTTCAACACTATGCGGTATACTACTGTTAAACACAACTGGTGTGTCCATTCCTGTTTCTGCAATAACACTATCATCGTCTGCATGCCAGCGAGTAATGTTTCCAGTTGTATTCTGTATAGGCACATTTATTTTTGCAATTAACGGACCTTGATCTGTGTGTATGGGCAACCCACTGTCACTATCGTGACTAACTATAAAACTGACTTCGTGTGGAAGCAGTCGTAATCCTTTGCACCATTCAATTAGTGCTGGACAGTGTTTAAAGAAGTCTCGTGTATCGGTTGTATTCCACGGCTCCGAAGGCTTTACTTCCAGTAAATTTGTTTTAGATTTTAAGTAATCCAGAGTCTGCGATTGTATTTCTGATAAGTTATCGCACTCTAATTTATAGTAGCACTTCATATAACTACTTATAAATATATACAGAGAGCATATCAATAATTGGAGAGATGACTATGTATGAATACAAGGCAAAAGTAGTGCATATTGTGGATGGCGATACAGTTGATGTTGACATTGACTTGGGATTTGGAATATGGATGAAAGATGAACGTGTACGTTTAATGGGCATTGATACTCCAGAATCTCGTACTAGAGACTTAGTAGAAAAGAAATTTGGATTAGCAAGCAAAAAGCGATTAACAGAATTGCTCAATGCTGATATAGTTTTAAAAACACAAGTAAACAAAGACGGCGAAGATATGAAAGGCAAGTTCGGACGTATCCTAGGAGACTTTGATGTTTATTACGCACCGCAGGACAGATGGATGCCTGCCACTGAGATTATGATACTTGAAGGACATGCAGTTCCATATATGGGCGGCAATAAATCTGATCTAATCGAAATGCATATGGCAAATAGAGAAAAACTATTGGCTGAAGGCATTGTGGAATAAAAAGGTTGACATTCTGTTAAACCGTGTTATTGTAAGTATAGTTAAACAACAAAGGACTTTTTGTTTATGAAGCAAATTCTTATGGCGTTTATGTTTGTAGTTGCAACTGTTGCACCTGCAAATGCTATTACACTTTGGTACGATCACGAAACAAATACCAAAGTTATTGAAATACAGCCAGGAGAAAGTGCAAACGAAGAATTGCACTGTATGGCACAAAATATATATTGGGAAGCACGTAATCAAAGCCGAGTTGGTATGATTGCAGTAGGCAGAGTTGTTATTAATCGTATGCAAGACACACGTTTTCCAAACGACATATGTGCAGTTATTAAAGAAGGACCAGTTAGAGAAAGTTGGAAAACTAGACAAACACCTGATCCTGATGATGCTGTGTATTATCCAAGGCGTGATCGTTGCCAATTCAGTTGGTACTGTGATGGCAAAGCAGATGACATACCAATGGCAGACATTGACTATGCTTGGAGAACAGCACAAGACATTGCGTTTGAAATAATTTACAATGATCGCTGGCGTGGTGTAGTAGAAGGCGCAACACATTACCATGCAAATTATGTAAAGCCAAAGTGGAGACATAGTTTACATTATGTAGGTCGAGTTGACGATCATTTATTTTATAGGTGGGATTGATGTTTAATACTGCGGATCTAGCGCAAGCAAAAGTAGACTTTGCAGAAAAGCGTTATTGTTACATAGACAACGTACTAGAAGATCGTTACATTAAGGCACTTTATAGAGAAGTTCCTAAAATGGATTATGGTGTTTGGGGATGTATAAGCAATAGTCACAACAAGTATCCGCCTGAATTTAAACAAAGTGACAAATTTGCAACAACGCATCAAGCACATATTGATGAAGGCAGAGGCGAGTTTAGTTATTTTCATTATGCAAACTGGCTGTTAGAAGAACAACATTTAGTACACAATAATCCTAAAGTGACAGAGTTCAATCGTGTTGTTACGGAAGATTACAGTTTAGGCAAGCCACAAGTTACATTTCACGACTTAGTAAGTGAAGTAACAGGCTTTACTAATATGACAACAAAGCAACCAACATACAGTGCTTACGATCACAATTGTTGGCTAAATGCACATCATGATCCTAGGCGTTGGTGTGCATATATATTTTACTTTAATGAAACATGGCTTACTCAATGGGGAGGACAGTTGTGTATTTTAGAAAAAGATGAAATCTCTATCAAGGATAGCATTGAGCCTTTTGGCAACAGACTACTAATTATGGATGTAAGTGAAACCACAGGCACTCGCATCAACAAACACTTTATAAGTCCTGTGAGTATTACAGCAGATCATCCGCGTTATAGTTTAGCAGGATGGTTCTATCAAAAGGATTCGGATGGTCCGAGTCCGGTAAGGAGTTAACATGAAAACTATAATTTATGCACTAGCACTTGGATGTGTTATTTCATTTTGGTCAGGTTTTGCAAGTGCGGAATCTTATACAGTACAAGGCACAGTGACTGGAGTTGAAACTATATATAAAACAAGAACTACAACTCAACCGGTACAACAGTGTTATTTGGAAGATGTTCCTATATACGGACGTAGCGGAAATAATGATACAACAGGAGATATGCTTAAAGGAGCAATCATCGGAGGTATTATTGGAAACAACCTTAAAGGCGAAGATGGCGGCGGTGCAGCTGGCGCAGTACTAGGCGGCATACTAGGTCATCAAAACTCAAAAAACAAAAATGGGCAAGTTATTACAGGTTATCGACAAGTAGAACAATGTACTACACAATATAATACACAGTCGGAACAATACTTGGCTGGTTATAAAATTAGTTATAGTGCATTAGGATTATCTGGTGTAGTATCAAGAACAAATAAACTGAGAGTAGGAGACAGTATTACTGTTAACGTGCAGATTAGCGCATATTAATATACTGATAAATCTTTTTTAGCAAGCGTTTGATAACAGGATGCTTGCTATCAAAATCCCACATAGCCATATAACCAAACAGCTCTGGACTTAGAAAGTTGCCCATTTCATCTTTGAATTGGGCAGTTTTGTTTGCCATACGCAAAAGGTTTATGGCTTCCTTTTTACTTGTTTTCTTTACAAGTTCGTCTGCAATGTTCATTGCGTATGCTTCAATTTCATCACCACGACTCATGTATTCATAGTTGCCATCACGTTTGTCTTTGCCTGCACTATGGTCTTCGTAATCACGAGCCTGTGCTTGACGCTGGTGTAGCATCTCATGTTTCATCATATCAGTTACACGATCAACAAGTGGATCAGGATTATTGATAGTCATACGCTGATCTTCTTTGTCACTAAAGTATAGTTCTATACCAAACGGAATATCGCCATCTTGGTCTGCATCCTGGTCATAGTATGCACTAGCGTTCATGTCACCTTTATCAACATTTGGACTAGTTAACATTTCAACATCTGCAATATCGCCTATGTTATTACGAAGTTCGTCTGTTATTTCTTTTGGAGTATGGCTACCTTGCGTAAGCCAATCTTTCCAAGACTGTAATCGCATTGTTAAACTTTGCATGTCGCTTGGTTGTGTAATTTCATTTAATAGCATACGAATATTTATATAAATACAGTATGAGCGCATTACTACTAATAAAAGAACTGATTGCAGAACTGGATGCTATTGAGCAAAACCCAGCGCAGGATGAAAATCACTTCAAACAAATTGAAGATTTGCAAAGTGACGAATGTACTGAATACAGCAATACACCACAAGAAAAGTATGCTGGTATTGAATCAGTAACTGATAATGCAGGCGGCGGTGTTAATGGACCAAAACATGCGGCGGATCTCCGCACTGACACACAAAGTCTATATCATTATCTAACACAGATGGAGCATGATCGTGGCAAACATTGACATTAAGTATAAAGGTCTAACTGGACTATTAACTGACATCACTATTGACAATGGACAAACAATGGCACAACTTCGTACTGCTATTATTGCCGATGAAGGATTGCAAAGTTATTACTATGGTCCTGTAAGTATTCACAAGAATGGAACAGTAGTAGACAGTACAGATAGCGCAAGCACAACACTTGTAAATGCAGGTATTGTAGCAGATGATATTATTACAGTTGCAACAGATCGTAACCAAACAACACGAGAACGCAGTCAATTAATGATGCTTGACATTGCTCAGTTAAAAAAGCAAGCAGGCGGAGACGCAAGCAAGCCTTATTATCGTGCGTTAAACACACACGATAGAACAAAATTGCCTACACGTTACGTTGGAGACACTGTAACAGACAACACAGGCGATGGTGGGAATCTCACAGCAAGTCGTCCTTGGACATAAGGATATAAGCAATGGCTGACTATTCAGACACAAGCCGCAATAACACAACAAGTTATACACATCCACAAGAGACAAACCTGCTCAATGTGCATAAAGCCATGGAGTACGATGTTGCTGGACAGCCAATATTACGCACAACTGGTAGTAATATAATAGCAAATATTAACCTACCCTCAGGCTTTGGACAGATACACAAGTTTGGTGCTGTTCCTGCTATGAGCCAAAACACTAATGGAACCATATGGGACGAGGACGATACCATCTATCCTTGGCTAACATTTGATACAGCAAGTGTACTGACAGTTAAGGTAGTACAACCAAACAACGAAAATAACACCAGCACAGCATTAAATGGCGACACAGTTGAAATACAAGGGCTTGATAATGATTTTAATCTCCTAACAGAAACGGTTACAATATCTGGCAGTGGCGCAACAACTACAGGTGTTTTTAAACGAGTGTTCAGAATCATTTACAAAGATGGTGCAGTTACAGCCAATAGTAAGCGTATACTAATACAGCACGGAACAACTACTGTAGCAAAGGTACTTGAGGGCATAGGTCAATCAATGATGGCAGTGTATACTATTCCTGCAGGTAAGACTGGGTACCTTATGAGATTGGATGTAACAGCACAAGGGACTGCAACAGGAAGTTTTAAACTTTACTGCAGAGCTGGCGGCGAAGATAACTTTCGTGTACTTCACACAGCAGAAGTAAATGGAACAGGCGGCCCATATCAGTTAGAATATCCTATTCCTCAATCTATAACAGAAAAATCAGACATTGATGCTAGAATGCATACACTAAGCAATAACGGTCGTTATACTTGCACATTTGATATTTTATTGGTAGACAACCCGACATAAAAGGTAGTATAATATAAAGATGTTTTTAGGTATACTTACATTATTGGTGGCAATCTGTATCAGTGCTATTGCGGCATACTACAGTATCCTTGGTCTTACAGCAATCTTTGCGGCGGCATTTCTTCCTATTATTTTAATGGGCAGTGTGTTAGAAGTTGGTAAGATTCTAACTACAGTATGGCTACATCAGAACTGGCGCAGAGCACCATTTGTTATTAAAACATACCTAACTACAGCAGTAATTGTACTAATGTTTATTACAAGCATGGGTGTGTTTGGATTCTTAAGTAAAAGTCACATTGAACAAAGTGCAGCTGGTACAGAACAGATTGCACAAGCAGAAGTTATTGATAATAAAATTGCTAGAGCGCAAGCAAAAATTAATCGTTGGTCAGAAGAAATAACTAGACTTAACAATGGCGGCGGCAGTGTTAGACTTGATGGATTGATTTCTCGAGAGCAACAGCGTATTGCAGATGCAGGCACACGTATACAACCTCAAATAGATGCCGAAAACTCTAAGATACCTGGTCTCAGAGCGCAAGCAGAAAAAGAAGTAGCACAGCAAAACAAGCGTTTGAATGATGCACAAAAACGTAGCGCAGATGCTATAAAAGTTGCACAAGCAGAACTTGATAGACTTGACAATGATATTTTAGCATACACTAATCAAGGCACTAAAAAAGGCAGTGGACTATTTGCTAAAGACGAAGATATGGTTGCTAAAGGTGCAGAACTACGCAGACAGCAACAGCCCGAACGCAGTAAACTGTCTGCAGATATAGACAAAGCAAAGTCTGGTGAGGTAAGTGTTGCAAGTCGTGTACAAAAAGAAATAACAAAAATTAACAATCGTTTAGCATCACAGGTTGCAGAAGTGGAAGCTCGCATTGCAGACATACGTGCTAGTGTTGACAGTACTATCCAACAAGCAAACGACAACATTGCAAAGTATACAGAAGAAGCAGGCAACAGTAACGAAGATACAGATGCACGAATTGAAGAACTAGAAGCAAACATAGAAACTTCACAAACAACAGTTGACGAACTACGCGAAGAAAAGTTTGTTTTTGAAAAAGAATACCGTATGTTTGAAGCAGAAGTAGGTCCTGTAAAATATATTGCAGAACTAATATACGGCGAAGCAGATCGCAATCAATTAGAAGAAGCAGTGCGCTGGGTGATTATTATTATTGTTGCAGTGTTTGATCCACTAGCAGTTTGTTTGGTACTAGCAGGCGTAATGAGTCTAGGTTGGTGGAGCGAAGAACGTAAAGTACGCAAAAAAAAGAATCAACCAAAGCCGGCAATTGTTAGAGTCGATGATCCAAGATTAGAGGAATTAGAAATGGAACTAAAACAACATAATCAAATACTAGATGAACTAGAGAAACTATTAGATGGTAATCTCGCTAATGTATCTCCTGCAGAACATGAATCACTACAAACAGAAAAGAATAAACTGCTACAAGAACAAGCAGACCTTGTTACTGCACTTGAAGCAGCAAAGGCTGAAAGTGAAGGACTTGTAGATAAAGTTGTTGCAACAGAAGCAGAACGTGACAGTTACAAAAGCCAACTTGATGAAATTGGTACAGGTGTAACACAATTCCAAGCACGAATTGAAGAACTTGTTAATAGAGTAACAGACCTTGAAGCAGAGATTGTACGCAGAGACGAAGTTGTTCTTAAGATGGCTGAGAAATATCAGTTAGTTGAGAAGGACGAATTTGCAAATGATCTGGTTGACGAGGCTACTCAAACAATGCCAGATCCGATTGATCGCAGTGGTGATGGTAACTTAAACTTTATTAAACCTAACCCAAACGACCCAAAGTAGGAAGGGTTCCTACATATTCTAATGCCGCAGTAGCGGACCTTGATTTAGATAAAGCGGCACAAGCAGATTTTGGAATAGAGTTTCCAACTCGTCCTGATAAAGGTGATCTGTTTATGAGAGTAGATGCACTACCAAATAAATTATTTAGATATAATGGAAATAGTTGGATGCAAATAGCAAAAGAAACAGATACATATCTCAATGAGGAATACATTTCTCACTTATCAGATCAAGTTGAGTTTGGCATTATAGATGTTGATAGTCTAACAGTTCAAGAACAAGAGGAAGTCGAAAATGAAATCCAACGTCGTAGTAGTAACGGAACCTGATTATTATTATGCTAATGTACCTGCTATTACTCTTGTTGGGTGTGATCACATGCTTCCTACTATTATTGACAATCTCAGACGACTAGAGTTTCCTGTAACTGTATACACAACAAGCGAAACTAACACTCTAGACTGGATCACGAATGCATACCACCAAAGTGAGTTTACGATAATTAACTGTACATATAATAGTTTTTATACAGGTTTTTTTATTGACAAACCCAGTGTATACTACTATAATAATAAAGAATCATATATTAGATTCAATTTAAACGAAATCAATGATCCAATGGATAAATTGATAAAATGGATGAATGAATGGCTAGAGAACCAAGACAAAAACGCGGTCTTACTGTAGAAGTCCGTAACAACGATATAAATCGTGCATGGCGTAAACTAAAGCGTTTATTGCAAGATGAAGGTGTACTACAGGAATTAAGAGATCGAAAGCATTTCACTAAACCTAGTGAAAAACGTGCCCGAGCTAAAGCAGCAGGCAGAGCTCGCTGGTTGAAGAAAAAGCGTGAATTAGATAATCAATAAGATAAATAATTTTAACATCTTGGAGTTACAAGGTGGACACAGGGCCAAGTATATAGTCAATATTATATTAATTATTGCGGGTCAACTGATAGGGTTGTGACTTAATACACACGCAGTAGTCAACGGTTAGCTACTAACACTACTGAGATGCCTTTATAGGGTCTCATAACATATCTTGCTTATTATAAGGAGAAACGAAAATGACAAGATTAACATCACTCGACATCAATAAAATGACACCCTACGCTGTAGGTTTTGATCGCATGTTTGACCATATGAGTCGATATATGCAAGCCAACTCACAGAGTAGCGGTTACCCACCATACAATATCCAATCACAGGACAACAAGTATATTATTGAAATTGCACTTGCTGGCGTAAAACTTGAAGATCTGGATATTGAATTAGCAGAACAAGTATTAACAGTAGCACATAATCCAGAACAAGTTGAAGATCATACAGACTGGACTATGATGCATAGAGGTATAGCGGCTCGCAAATTTTCACGTAACTTTACACTTGCAGAAGATGTAATTGTAAATGGTGCAAGCCTAGAAAATGGTATGCTTTACATTTCATTAGAGCGTATTATCCCAGAAGAAAAGAAGCCTCGTAAGATTGCAATTACGCAGTCATCAGAGTAAATACTATTAACGCAGGGGAGCATTGCTCCTCTGCAACAACAGGAGTTATTAATGAGTAGCAGTGATACAGAAATTTCACAAAAAGTAAGAGAAATTGTTAATATTGAACCACCAAAGGATTATAAGGTGATCTTCCTTAATGACAATGTCACAACATACGAATTTGTTATTGAAAGTCTTGTAAATGTATTTGATTATAACGAGCCTGATGCAGGCACTAAAATGACAGAAATACATGAAACTGGAGCAGGTATTGTAGCAGTACTTCCTTTTGAAGTTGCTGAACAAAAAGGTGTTGAAGTGCTGCTACAGGCTAGAGAACAAGGTTATCCTTTGGAAGTCAAATTAGAATCTAGTTGACATTACCATCTAACTATACTATAATAGTACAGTTAAACATAAGAGGTCTCAATGAATATAGAACCGGACGTCAAGCTGGATTACAGCAGTGTGCTATTGCGTCCTAAAAGAAGCACACTAAGTTCACGTAAACAAGTACGTGTAGAACGAACCCACACATTTAGAAATAGTAAACTAAACTATGAAGGTGTGCCTATTATGGCTGCTAACATGGATGGTGTTGGTACGTTTGAAATGGCAGAAGAACTGGGAAAACTTGGTTTGTTCACATGCCTTGTTAAGACATATCCTATTGCACAGTTGGTTGAGTTTTTCAATACTAGTGATATTGCAAGAGAAAATGTTGCATACAGTATGGGCATTACAGAAGATGATGCTGTTAAATTTCGCGCAGTGTATTCTGGTAGCAATAGTATTAAATATGTTTGCATTGACGTAGCAAATGGCTATAGTGAACGCTTTTTAAATTACGTAGCAAGTGTACGAGAAGAATATCCCGACATTGTTATTATTGCGGGCAACGTAGTTACCGCAGATCAAACGCAGGAGTTAATTTTACGTGGAGCAGATATTGTTAAAGTTGGCATCGGTCCTGGGAGCGTTTGCACTACTCGTATACAAACTGGCGTTGGTTATCCTCAGCTCAGTTCTGTTATTGAGTGCGCTGATGCTGCTCATGGTCTTGGGGGACATATTATTGCAGATGGTGGATGCGTCTCTGCTGGAGATGTTGCAAAGGCTTTTGCAGCGGGGTCGGACTTTGTAATGCTTGGCGGCATGCTTGCTGGGCATGACGAAGGCGGCGGCGAAGTAATTACCAAACATTACTTGAGTGCCGAAGCAACACTATTAGATAATGGTAACTATATGCCACACTATGAACAAAAACAGTTTGTACAGTTCTACGGAATGAGTAGTGATGCGGCAAACACTAAACACTTTGGCGGACTTAAAGACTATCGTGCAAGC